ACGGATTATTATTATCACATAACGAATTTAGTAATGAAGTGGAATCCGAACTAGTAGCATATCATATGCATCTAGGTATCATTAGATACACGGGTCGAAATAAACCATGCTTCCTTGAATCACTAGATCGATTGGAAGCATTATTTTAAAAAAAGAATACCTTCGGGTATTCTTTTTTTATCTTTATTTTCGATTATATATTATTGCAATAAGATAGAAACAATTCTATCGAATAACTTATAAAAGGAGGTACTTACTATGTATAAAGTACTAGTCCACAAAGGTGATTATATCACTTATAGATTAGGTGATATAATTTTAACAGATCGTGTTGACGTATTATACAAACGTCATAAACAGATGGATCTGAGCAATACAAATATTCGCTCAATTGAAAAATATACTGGGAATGTTGAGCTTAGGCCAACTACAGTAGTTAATGGGTTGACTCATCTATATGGTGTCGAGATCTATGATGAGGATAATAATCTACTGAACAATGGCCCATCTAAATTTACTAAATGTGTGATATCCAATTCAGATGATATTATTTGGGGTAAGATGGATATCGACGATGAGGTTGAGCGTATTATTGCATATCTATTTGGATATATGTATCGTTCTGCTGAATACGTCGGATTTAGTGAGAAAGGGAATTTGATTATACGCTTCCCAATACAGGATATGTCACCCGAATCGATTGAGGCAGTTTATGAATCGGCGATATTAATGTTCTGTAAATGCACTGGATCCCATGAAATTGTTAAGACTAAAACTAAACGGTCTGGTCAATATCAACAGAATTTCACAATATCGATGAAATCTAGTAAAGACTCGGATAGTTTTGTTGATTGGTTTCAAACCACTTTACTTAAATGGTTTGGTGCAAAGAGTCATGAAACTATAGACCATCATAGATGTATTCCATTTGGTTTACTTAATGCGAAGACCATGATAAAGAGAGCTTTTATTGATGGACTCGCCGATTATATTGATAATCATTATGGTGAAGAGGATAATAAGAATGAGATGATATTAGATCTCATGTTGGAAGGTTATGGTAAAGACTTTGTTCTATCATATCGATTACTGCTTGAGACTATGAATATCACATATTATTCATTCTCTGAAACTAAATCATTTGAGAATAAGGAGAGGTTCCTAGCGAGTCGTACATTCGCTGATATGTTCAAGGACGTTGCTTTATCAGACACTCAAATCGTAAATCTTACTAAGGGTGAAACGCTAACACAACGTTGCTATCTATTAGAAGTAGATGAAATGATCGGCATAAATGGTTATAAATACGTACACAAATAACCAACTATAATAAATCGAAAAATAAACAATAGATAAGTCATGGATGCTATACTCAGTGTGCGAGTGGCCGCGAGATGGTGGTGTGATGACATGAGAGGCGTGAAGATATACATATGCTACAAAATACTGAAACATATACTTCCCTATATTAGAGTATATTTTAGATGGGTGATGTAGATGAGTGTATATCCATGGAGGTAAGTCGAGAGGCTCTCCATGATCGATATCTGGTTACTGCTGAAGTAATCTAGTTCTAGCCGTATGGGAAACCTAATAGCTAGAATGGTCCGATATCGATAGAATCAATGGGTAGATATATTCATTGGTCCAGCACCTATAGTACGATATAATGGTTCGCCCTAACGCTATAGACTGTTGCACGCAACTTTGCTATTGAAATAATATAGTAGCTATTCTATGATAATAACATATAATGAAGCTTGAGAGATATGTAATGATATATGAGGTTATGTATGGAGACTCCTTTGTGGTAGAGTCGAAGTTAAAAACATAATAAACATGGGTAAGTATATCATATAATTACATATCCACATAAGAAGAGGAATCTTATGTGACCTTATGGATAGGAATATCTATAAGGGGATGGTACTGTGACCAATGGATAAGATTGGTTATGTGCCCCGTTAGTAGAAATACTAATGCAAGCGACGTTATATTGAAATACTACAACTTTGGTAAACTTATAGAAATATAAGTATCATATAATAGTCAACCAATGAAGAATACCGCTAGGTATTCTTTTTTTTTGCCAAATCCGTCATGGTAACATTATACTAATTACTTCTATTACATATAAAACAATGAAGGAGGTACATGTATAATGCCTGATAATCAAATTAAGGTCCTCCATAGTCAATATAAGTATAACACACGCGTTGAACAAGGTGGTCGTGGTCAAGATTACGTAGTTGTATATTTTGAAAACAATGCTACTGATGTTATGATGCATGGTTATACTCAAGTACCTGACACACACATTCATTTACAAGGTGAATTAAATAATAAAGATACGGGTATGGACGCATTCAAGAAATTGGATTCTGCGATTCGTAATACTCGTTTCGGTCACCTGAATGACCATGGTCGTTTGAAAGTTAATAATAACTTCCAAATTGATAGCGATGGTACCTTGGGTCTTAATATTATTATGCTAGAAAATCGTGCCGCATATAATGCCATCACAACTAAAGATGAAGGTGCCATTTATATGTGGACTGATAACGGTAAATTTACTGGTATTGATACCGGTTCTACAACACCAGGCAGTACGATCAATGTAGGCTCATTAGAAGCTCACAATGCATCCCCATTGGCACATCCAGACATTCGTAATCAAATCAATCGAATGCAATCTAGTGTAACAACCATTTCTAGTAACATGGATGCCTACCAAACGGAATTGTTGAAAATCCGCTCTAATGTAGATGCCGCAGTTAAAATCGTAAATACGTTCAAAACGACAGGTATTGACCAAGCAGCCTTAGCAGACCGTGCTAGAACTGCTGATAAATTAAGTCGTTCTGTAACAATCAATGGTGTTTCATTTGACGGTTCTCAAAATATTAATATCGACGATGTAACGTACTCCAAAACGACAGGTAAATTGAAAAAAGCTGTGACCATTAATGGGGTAACGTTCGATGGTTCTCAAAATATCACAATCCCTAAAGTAGATTCTGCTTCAACTTCTGAAGTGGCAACTCGCTTATCCAGAGCGATTCGTATCAATGGTATTGAATTTGATGGTTCTCGTGATATTACAATTCCTGCTTCCGCTATGGAAGGTTTTGTTGCTGAGAATGCATCTAAACTTGGTAATGTAGATGCTAGTGAATATGCATTGAAACGTGATGTATATCTACGTTCACAAACCTATGCAAAAGAAGAAGTCTACAATAAACAAGAAGTGGATAGCTTAGCAGGTAAAATCCCTGGTGGTCGTATTTACATTGTATAACGATAGGAGGACTATCATATGAATCGTTTTGCTGAAATTAAATATGGGCGTGTAAACGATATCGTAGAAACCCTTAATGATTTAACATGGGTTAGAACTATTTTCTCTCCTATTTCATTATGGACTGATATCACAGACATGCTCGATTCCGAAGGGAATCAAATCCAAATTGGTCATGTGTTTGAAGGTGGTTCCTTTAGAGCACCTGCCACTAGAATAGTTCCTGTCACATTAGATGATCATCGTCGTGTTGCCTTATATCGTAAAGATCTATTAGTGACACAAAAAATCGAAGAAGGGTTCTTCTCCAAAGCATTAGGAGATCAATACTTCTTCCCTTATAACGGTGATGCCAAACAAATGTTAGATATGGACTTTGAACTATTGGAAGATGAAGAGGAAGAGGGCTTCAGTGTTGTATATCGTACAACTCGGGATCCTAAAGAATCTACTAATAAACTTAATGATACAGTAACAGTTGATCGAGTTAAACAACTTCGAAAAGATTTCCGTAAGCATAAACTTGCTTGCT